GTTTAGAAGAAAAAACAATAAAACAACAAATAGAAGAATATTATTTAAACAATATGCCATCTTGCACTTTGCAAATTCTAAGAAAAGTAATTAAACAATTAATTCATGAAAAGAATAATCCAGCAAGCTATGTTTTATTTGTATTAAATTATATACATAAAAATAATAAGTCTATAAATAATCCTTTTGGATTAGCAAGTTATTGTAATGAAGGAAGACTAAAAACAGAATTTAAAAATAAAGAGATATCAATAAAGTATAAAGAAGTAAAAAAAGATTTAGATGATAAATTAAATATAAATGAAATTAAATTTAGTTATAAACCTACAACAAAAAAATGGACAGATTTAATATAGGTGGTGAATAGGAATTGAAAGCAAAAGACGTAAAAAACTTTGAAGAAAAGCATAAAATAGAACTACCTAAAGATACTATTGCTGAGACTGGGTTAATAGGTTCAATATTAGTTCACCCCGAATATATATTAAAATCCGACTATATTAAACCAGATATGTTTTATAATAGAGAATTAGGTTGCATTTACTATATAATAAGCACTTTATATGCAAAAGGTATAATAGAAATAGATACGTTTTTATTATTAAATGAGATAGAAAATAGTAAATATCATAAACAGTCTTTTGAAGAAAAAAGTAATATACATAGCATACCAGATTATTTAGAAGATTTAAAAATGATTGCTCGTTCTACAATTGAAGAATATGAAATGTTAACTAACAAGGTAATAACTGCATCCTTTAAAAGAGATAGTTATATTAAATTACATATGTTATCAAATGATATTATAGAAAGTAAAGAAGATATTAATGTTACTAATTTTAAATTACAACAAGAAGTTGCAGATTTTTCTCAAATATATATATGTAATAAAGAAGTATTAACACTAGGGGAACAGGTAGATAAGATATGGGAGAATATTGTTTCTAAAAGAGGAAGTGGATTCTTTGGATTTCCAAGTAAATTTGAAGCACTTAATAATTATGCAACATATGAAAAAACAGAATTGAATATGATATCAGCACCTGCTAAAACAGCAAAGTCTCAAATATTATCAAATGAGGCATGGAATTTAGCAATTAATGGTGTTCCATCTTTATACATAGACAGAGAAATGTCTACCGAAAATCATATGATAAGATTAGTTTCGTATTTAACAGGCATAGAAAATAGAAGGGTTAAGACAGGAGAATTATCATTAAAAGAAGAACAATTGGTTAAAGAAAAATTAGCATTTATTAAGACATTGCCATATACACATATATATAAGCCAGTTACAGAAATAGCAGAGATGTTTATGAATATTAAAAGTTTAAAACTAAAACATGGTATTGAATTTTTAGTATATGACTATGTAAAAGCTAATGATGGTTCTGATGGAGATAAAGAATATCAAAAACTAGGTAGGCTTACAGATTGGCTTAAAAATGATATTGCAGGTTCTTTAGATTTAGCAGTATTAGGTGCTTGTCAATCAGATAGAACAGGAATGAAAGTTGCAGATAGTTCTAAGATTGAAAGAAACTGTTCTACTCTATCATATGTAATGAGAAAAACAAAAGAAGAATTTGTTGCCGACGGTAAAGATGCTGGAAATCTAAAATTAAGAGTTGGATTTAGTAGAAATGGAGCTATTATGGAGGATGACCAATATTTAAATTTAATGTTATATGGGGATCAATGTAGAGTAGAACAAGCTAAAATTCCGTTTTCGGGAGATTCAGTACCATATTAGAAAGGAGTAAAGTTGATTGAATAAGGACGAAATTAAAGAATTTTTAAGAGATAATCCAACTCAAATAGAAAAAATACTTGAAGATTTAGGATGTAATAGAATAAAAACAATTCCTAACAAAAGAGTTCAATCAACTAGACCTCCAGATGGTGATAATCCTACAAGCCTTCAAGTTAAATTAAATAAATCATTATCTTCTGTAATACATACAAATAATGAATACAATAAACAGGAATATAAAGATATATTTTCACTAATAGAGTACCTACAAGGATGTAAATTTAATCAAGCAATAAGTTATGTATGTAAAATATGCAACTTAAAATACGATGGGATAGATACAAAACAAGAAAGAAGTTCTAGTTATGACTTCTTAAAACAATTTAAAAGAAGTATAAGTAAAAAACAATCAAATTTATACTATGAAGAATCAATATTAAACGAAACCTTTATTGAAAGATTTATAAGAAATGAATGTAAATTATTTTCAGATGATGGAATAAACGAATTAACTCAAAATAAGTTTGGAGTATCTTATGATATATTAGATAATAGAGTTGTTTTCCCTATTAGAAACGATGATGGAAAACTGTTAACATTTAAAGGTAGAACATTAGAAGAAAATTTCAAAATTAGAGGTATACCAAAATACTATTACTATTATCCATATCATGGCGAGTATTATTTATATGGATTGTATGAGAATTACTTTGATATATTATCTGCTGATGAAGTTTTCGTTGGAGAAGCTGAAAAGTTTGTTATGCAATTAGACAGTATGGAAATTAATAATTGTTTAGCAGTTAGCAAACATAGTATTAGCCCAATACAATTAAATAAATTACTTAAATTAGGAAAAGACATAGTGCTAACTTTTGATAAGGATATTACTTTAGAAGAAATATTTATAGAATGTAAGAAATTTAAAGGGTTATGCAATGTTTATTATATATATGATAACTTGGATTTATTAGAGAAAAAACAAAGCCCAAGCGATAAAGGAAAAGAAGTTTTTATGCAATTATATAATAATTGTAAATTTAAATATGAGGGATGATTATATGAAATATAAATTAATAGGTAATAATTACACTTTTACACCTGTAGAAACAGTTTTAGAAAATAGGGGTATAACTAAGGACTTATTTAATTTAGATAAGTTAGTTATAGAAGATTATAATAATTATGATAATATGCAAGAAGGAATTGAGTTACTATTAAAACATTTAAATAATAATAGCAAAATAGTAACAATAGGGGATTGTGATGTTGATGGAATGACAAGCTTTGCTATATTTTTCAACAGAATAAAAGAATCATTTCCTAATGCTGATATAGAATTAAAAATACATACGAACAAACAACATGGTTTATCAGAAGATATTATTATTGAAGACAATGTTAATCTTGTAGTATTAACGGACGCATCGAGCAATGATTACAAACAACATAAGGAATTGAAATACAGAGGAATAGATGTACTTATTATAGATCATCATCACTCAGATGGTGGATATAGTAAAGATGCAATAGTAATAAATAATCAATTATCTAAAAATGTGGCAAATAAGAATCTAGCTGGGGCTGGAGTTGCTTATAAATTTATAAAAGCTTTAGATGATTATCTATTTGAAGATAAGTCAAGTAAATATAAAGATTTAGTTGCATTAGGTAATGTTGCTGATATGATGGACTTGCATGAGTTAGAAACTAGATATTTCGTATATGAAGGTACTAAAGAAATAAATAACCTATTTATCAAAGCATTAATGGAAGTAAATGAATATGACTTAGAAGGTAAATATAATATCGATAAAATCGGATGGGTAATAGCTCCTAAATTAAATGGAACAATTAGAAGTGGAACACAAGAAGAGAAAATGAAAATGTATCAAGCTTTTGTATCAGACGATTATGATTTTTGTTTAGAAGTAGCGAAGATGTGTAAAAATGTTAAAGCTAAACAGGACAATGCAGTTAAATCAGCTTTGAAAAAGATAGAACCTAAAATTAATATTGCTGAAGAAGATAAGTGTATTATATTAGATGTAGGAAAGACATTAAATCAATCACATACTGGATTAGTAGCACAAAAAATTGAAGATAAATACAAACTCCCTACATTGTTATATAGAAATGTTGATGGAGAAAAGGATATTATTGGAGGAAGTTTTAGAGGAATAGATAGTATTTCAACTGATACAAGATTAGATATTCTTAATAGTAATTTAGTTATATTCTCACAAGGTCATGCTCAAGCGGGTGGTTATCAATTAAAAAAAGATAATTTAAACAAATTAAAAGAATATTTAAATGTTTTATATAAAGATAAAGAAGTTGTAGATAGTAAAGAGTATCTAGTAGATTTTATATTAGATGAATCAGAAATAGATGAATACATAGTAAATGAGTTAGCATTATTAGAAAATGAGTTTGGAAATAAGATAGATGCCCCTTTAATAGCTTTTGAAAATGTAGAATTAAACATAGTTGAAAGTGATATTAAAAGAACAAGAATAGTGTTTTTTGTAAATGGAATTAAATTCAATAAAAAGTTCCCAACAAATGCATTAAAAGAACAATTGTTAAATGAGTCATTAAAAGCAAATATCATAGGCAAATGCACTATGGATACATATAATAATACAGGTCAGATTGAAATTGTTGATTTTGAGATAATAAAATAAATAATAAGAGGTGAATAAAATGAGTAATACATATACATTAACACACTGTCACACAATGTATAGTAATGGTGTAACAAACATAGATTCAGTAACAAAATATTCAGATTACATAAAACAAATTAAAAGTGATAAATCATTAGGAATACAAGGAATTTGTTTTACAGAACATGGTTCAACGTTTGAATGGTATAAAAAGAAATGTGAATGTGAAGATAATGGTTTTAAATATGTTCATTCTATAGAAACATATGTTACAGAATCTCTAGATGAAAAAATAAGAGATAATTATCATGTTTGTTTATATGCTACTGATTATGAATCATTTGAAGAATTAAATAGCTTAGTTTCAAAAGCTTTTAATAGAGAAGATGGACATTTTTATTATACTCCAAGAATAACCTTTGAAGAGTTAATAAGTACAAGTAGTAAAATATTAATTAGTACAGCATGTTTGGGTGGAATATTAAGCAAAGGAAATGATGAATTAAAAGATAAATTTATTGAATTTTTAATTGACAACTCAAACAGATGTTATTTAGAGATTCAGCACCACTTAGTAAAAGACCAAATTTCTTATAATAAATATCTTTGTGAATTACATAAAAAATATAATATTCCATTACTTGTAGCTACTGATACTCATGCATTAAATGACAAACACGCAAAAGGTAGAGAAATATTACAAAAATCAAAAGGTATTTTTTTTGATAATGAAGATGGTTGGGATTTAACATTAAAATCATACAATGAATTGGTTGAATTATTCAAAAAGCAAAATATATTATCAGAAGAAGAAATTTATGAAGCCTTAGAAAATACTAATAGATTGTATGATAGAGTTAAAGAATTTAAAGTTGATAAGTCATACAAGTATCCTAAATTATATGATAATTCTTTAGATGTATTAAAACAAAAAATCAATGAGGGAATAGTTGAAAAGGGAGTAAATAAATTATCTAACTACAAAACAGAATATATTCCAAGAATAGAACATGAATTAGAAACATACATACATAATGGAGCAGTAGACTTTTTGCTATTAGATGAAAATATTAAAACATGGGCTAGGAGTAATAACATTTTCGCTGGATATTCAAGAGGTTCGTGTTCTGGAAGTGAAATAGCTTATCTAATTGGGATAACAGAAATAGATTCGATTAAACATAAAATGAATTTTGAAAGATTTATGAATACTGAAAGAGTAAGTTTAGCAGATATTGATACTGACTGGTCTCCAAACCATAGAGAATTAGTTAAAAATTATATATATAGCAAAGAAGATTTATATTGTGCTGATATAATAACATTTAACACAGTTGCTCTAAAGGGTAGTATTAGAGATGTATGTAGAGCTTTATATAAAAAAGATTTACCTAAAGAATTAAAAAAAGAAATGGATATTGATGTAGAAGGTTATGGAACTTTAACAGATAGTACTAGTAAAAAAGTTCATGAGTACATGGACGATTATTTAAAAATTTCAAATTATATATGTGAAAATATAGAAACTGATGAAATTAAAATGAGAAAAGAATATCCAATAGTGTTTGAATATGTTGATATAATCAATGGAACTATAGTTTCTATAGGAACACACCCATGTGGGCAAATTTGTAGCCCTATACCTTTAGATAGTTCTATGGGATTATGTAGTATATCAACTTGTTCACATCCTGTATCAATGATAAGCATGAAATCAATAGATACACAAAATTTTGTTAAGTTAGATTTATTAGGGTTAGATAATGTTCAAATAATAAATGAAACTTGCGAATTATCTAATATAGAAAGATTAACTCCTGAAAACACACCAGATGAAGAAGATGTGTGGCAATCAATGGCTAAAGATAATACTTTGATATTTCAATGGGAATCAGATAGTGCAGGTGCTTTTATAAAAACACTATTAAGTGAAAAAACATTAAATAAAATTAAACAAGTTAATCCAAATTTTAGATATGTGGATTTAGTTTCAATGGGAAATGGTGCTATTAGACCAGCTGGTGCAAGTTATCGTAATGCATTATCTAATGGTGAATTTAGAGATAATGGACATGAAGCATTGAACAAATTTCTAGCCCCAACAATGGGGTACTTGGTTTATCAGGAGCAAATTATGAATTTCTTACATGAATTTTGTGGGTATACAATGGGTGAGGCTGATATTGTAAGGCGTGGATTTGCAAAAAAAACAGGTACAGAAAAGTTTATTCCTAAAATTACAAGTGGTTTCGTTAAAACTATGAAAGAAAAATATAATGTAGATGAAGAAGAATCTAAGAAATTAATTGTAAGCTTTATACAGGTAATAACTGATGCATCGGATTATCTTTTTAGTGAAAATCATGCTGTACCATATACATATATTGGATATATCGCTGGATACCTAAGATATTATCATCCATTAGAATTTATAACTACAGCATTAAATATTAACAAAGATAAAGAAGAGAAGACTATTAGTATAATTAAATATGCTAATAGTAAGGGAATAAGTATATCATCACCTAAGTTTGGTTATGCAAAAGCTAGTTATTTTATGTCAAAGGAAACAAATAGTATATATAAAGGAGTAGGCTCAATTAAAAATCTTAATAATAAGGTGGCAGATGAAGTATATGAATTATCTCAAAATAATAAATATAATAGTTTTTTAGATTTATTATTAGATATTAAAGAAAATACATCTTGTAACTCACGTCAATTAGAAATACTTATTAAATTAGATTATTTTGATTGTTTTGGCAAATCACAAAAGTTATTAACTATAGTTAATTTATATAATAAGTTATATAGTAAAAAACAGTTTAGTAAAAGCAAATTAAGCGATGAAAATATAAATTTAATTAGAAAGTATGCAAATAAAGAAACGGAGAAAGTATTTAAAGAAGTGGATACTTATAAGTTATTAGTAGATCAAGTAGTCAATATACCTAATACAGATATCAGTTTTAAAGAAAAACTTGCTTTTCAAAATGAAATCTTAGGTTATATAGATTATAAAAATGGAAAAATCGAAAAAAGATATGCTTTAATTACAGATATTAATACTAAATATACTCCTATAGTAAATACATACTGCTTAAATAATGGGGCTACATGTAAATGTAAAATTAATAAGAAGTTGTGGAATAATGATGGTGAATTAAATGTTAATGATGTAATTTATATTCATTCTATGGAAAAGAAGTTTGGGTGGAAAAAAGTTGGAGAAAAGACTGATAAAAAGGGTAATGTAAAACCATTATTTGAAGTTGATGAAAATAAAATCGAGTGGCATATAACTAATTATTCGGTTATACCAAACATGGAGGAAGTATTAGATGAACTTTAATAGAGTATATAAAGGAGATTTAAATGAAAAAGGGAAGTAAAATAAATAAGACTATTGGAGAAAAGTATATTAACAAAGATGGAAAAACATTTGAGATAATTGGATATGTAGAAGATGATGTCCGTGGAAGAATTATAAAATTTGAAAGTGGATATACAAGAAGAATTACTACTAGAAGTATACATAATCAAACTAATATAATAGATATATATACTAAAAAGAGTATATATGGAATAGCTATTATGGATATAGATAACGGAACTAAGCATTTACTATATTGGAGATGGATAAATATGATTGGAAGGTGTTATAATAAAAATCATGTTCAATATAAAAGTTATGGAGAGAAAGGTTATACAGTAGAAGATTATTTATTGATATTTTCTAATTATATAAAATATATTAAATCTTTACCCAATTATGATAAACTAAAACAAAATCCAGAACTATACGAGATAGATAAAGATATAAAAACCAACAGAAAAAGTACAATATATAATCGTGAAAATATTAGTATAGTATTAAAAGAAGATAACTTAGAAGAAGAAAATAAGCATAAAAGAATAAAAGTATATCAATATGATTTTGAATACAATCTAGTAAATGACTTTAATAGTATAATGGATGCAGAAAGAGATACGGGTGTACATAGAGGGAATATTGCTAGAAATATACGAAAACAATGCAAAAGTGCTGGAGGTTATATATGGAAAAATACACTGATAAACAAATAAAACAAATTATAAATAGTATTGTTATATTAATAGATACACGTGAACGTGTTAACTCTCATATTAAGATGTGGTTAAAATCAAATAAAATAGGTTATATGGAATATAAATTGGATTATGGCGATTATTCATTTATGATACTTAAAAATGAATCTTTAGGCATATTAGATAACATATACTTCAATGACGAAATATCTATTGAAAGAAAAGCTAATGCTGAAGAAATTAGTGGTAATTTTACACAGGGAAGAGAAAGATTTAAAAGGGAGTTCGAACGTAGTAATGGTGTATTGAGGTTATTAATAGAAGATAGTAATTACTCAAATATATGTGATGGCAAATATAAAACTGATTTTCCTAAAGAATCCTTTGTTGGTTCATTACATTCGTTTCAAGAACAATATAATTGTCCATTCTTTTTTACAGATAAAGAACATAGTGGAAAATATATTTATAACACTTTCTATTATTATCTTAGAAACAAATTAAAAGAAATAGTTGACTTTAAAACAGAATAAGAGTAGTATATAGATACAGGATAAATTAACTTAAGTTAGTAAATCTTGTATCTAATTTTTATTTAAAGGAGGAAAAGAATTATGATGAATAAATCAGAAATAGAACAATTACAAATTGGAGATTTTATACATGAAGTTTGTGATTATCACTGGCACCTAAAATATAAAATAAATAGTAAACCACGATATATAAAGACTAGAAATTCATACGTATTTTCCATAAAACAATTAGATGGTTTATGGAAAAATCAAATAGATAAAGTAGAGTGTAATGTTGATGAGAATAATTATTTTTTAAATAGCAAAGAAGCTAATGATTTCATGCAAGAATGTTTAAAGCAAAAGAAAGAAAACTTAAAAGATAAAAATACATTAATAAAAGAATTATTTAACATAGCTCAATCATATATGAGTGAAAAGGAAAGAAAGTTATATAATAATATTATTAAAGAGTTAAAATAATAACCACTTAAAAACATGAATTTATTGGAAGTTAACAAATTAATAGAATTAAATATAAATTAAAAGGAGCGAATTAACATGGAAGATTACATTTTAGAACAAAAAGAAAAACATCAGCTATATGAAGAAACATTGCAATTAAAACGTAAAATATATGCGAAATATCCTGTGGGTGGAATATTACATATTGTTTTAGATAATGGGAACTTGAAAAATAGCAATATCGAATATTGTATTGGAGAAATATATAAATTAGAAGAAGATAAAGAATTATTTTTAAAATGTGCTAATAATTTATTAAAAATGACTCAGACACAAAGATTAAAACTTTATAAAGCATAAATGACAATTTGAAAAGGAGATGATTATATGAAAAAGTCAGATATTAAAATTGGATTAAAAGTAAAATATGATGACGAAATGGTAACTATTAAAAATTACTTTCCACAAGTCAAAAATACTTCACCTAGTGGGGATGTTATGATAGCTGATAGTAGTGGATGGTTTGAGTTAGTTAATCATAATGAATTAGATTTGATAGAAGGAGATGAATAAATATGGGTTTTACTATTTCAGAAGAAGACAATGATTTGATAAAGTTATCTTGTGAATGGCTGAGGTCTAAAAAGAAAGAAGATAAGAATTGTGGCGAATATCTACTTGATCAAATAATCAATAAATACATGAGCGAATTAATGAAAGAAGATAGTTGCACATCAATATTAACCGAAACTTTAGAAAATAAAATTGGTTATGATAATTCTTATAAGAATTTATGTCATTTAAATTTACTTAGAAAATGCAAATAAATAAAGGAGTTGGTAAAATAATGTGTGAATTTTGTGAAATAATGGAAACAGAAAAGAAGTTGCAATTTAGAACTACATATGCAGAGGATAACTTATGTGACATGATAAGAAGTAAAGATTATAATCGTAATTGTGAAGGTTGTTATGGTTGTGCTGATGAGAATAATGAATTTTCTATTAGTATGAAATGGAATAATTATTTGGACGTAACTTACTTTAGAAAAATGATAACATTAGATAACAATGAATTAATTATAGCACCAATAAGTGAAGGTATAAAAATTGAATACTGTCCATTCTGTGGGCATAAGTTGGAGGATAAATAATAATGAATAAAGATTTAAATAAGATTGCATTAACTAAAGAAGATAGAATAGAAGCTTATAAATATATTTTAGACGATGATGAAGAATATACTAATTCTTTCTTTAAAGGTTATAAACCTAACTATTATTTTAATACTGAATCTGAAGAATTAACTGAATCACAAATAAAAGATATATTATCAAAAGCAATTCTTACAGGAAAAGATAAGTTTGCTAGTTGTACTTCAATGTCAAAACCAATAACATTAGATGATTTAGATAAATTGGCAGAAAAGTTAAATCAATTACCACCAGTAGCCAATAAAATAGAAATAGGTACATTTGCCTTAAAAGTATTATTGGAGAAAATACCTACTATTGATAATACTAAATTTAAAGATTATCCTAATACAATGTATGGTTTACCTATTGAAATTTATGAAGGTTATGATTTTAAATTCAATCAAATGAGAGTTAAATTTAGTAATGGTGAGAGTAAAATTATAGATGTATTTACGTGGAATGATAATGTTAATATTTATAATGGAGGGAAAATAATATGAATAATAAACATAGTTTTAAATTAAGCGATTATAACACAAGTTTATACTTTTACAATAGAAGTGATTCAAGGAACGATGAAAGTCATTATAAAGTATTAGGAATATTATTAGATACATTGAAAGAATATGGATTTGCAACAGGATCAGATAAAGAAGTATTAGAAAGATATTCAAGTATTGCTAAAGATCATTTTGAAGGAGTTAGGAATAAACTAGCTTTTAAATCTCATAGATATCCTGCTGGATTTGAAATTAAATTTTTCTATGATACTGAAAGAGGACAATATGATTTTGATAGATTAGATAAGATGCCATATATAACTAAGTTAGAATTTATTAAGTATATTAAGATGTTACAAAATAAATTAATAGAATTAGGTTTTAAAGATGAAACAAAAGACAATTATATAACACCAAAAGATAAAATTAAGGCAAGATTTGTTGAAGCACATTGGTATCCTGACATTAAAGATATGAATTTTAAATTATCAGATTTAGATGGAACTACTTGTGAAAGTTATAATAACAAAGATAGAGACAATAAGATTATACATAATGGAGAAATTAAATACTTTAGAACAAGAGATGGTTATTTGCAAAGAGGTAAAGTTTATCACAATATTAATAATATGTGGTGGGTAATATTAAATGATTCTGATTATAATAATGAAGCTAGTTTTAGTTTATTTGATTTAAATGACAAAGATAAAAAACAATTAAAGAAAATCAAAAAGAAAAAGTTATATATGAATCCTAAAAGAAAAGAATATCATAACCAAGAATATAGAATTGGAGATAACTTATTTATAATTAATTGTAGAACTGGATTATTTAAAGCTGTTACTGAATATGGTTGTTATCAGCATTATTGGGACAGGTCAGATAATCATAAGAATAATATATTGAGATTTAACAAAGGATATATCTTAAATAAGCTTACAAAGGACAAAGATGAAATAATAGATTTTGAAGCTACAATAAAAGATTGGAATGAAACTATTTTAGAATGGAGAAGAGATGGTAGTTTAACTAAAAAACGAGCTAGAAATCTATGGGATGCATTAGCAGAATTTGAGGATGATATATCTGAAGAATATCTTTGTAGAGAATTTTATGACGTTTGTTATGATAATAATATAGAGTGTCCTTATGAAAGTTTTAGTACTACAACAAAGTATACTGAAGATGTTATTAGATTTTGGGATTTATTTGAAAAATTTAGAAATTTATTAAGAAAAGAGTTAGGAGTTGAGGAATAGCACTCGTTTAAAGGCGATAACTTATGATAATTAATAAATTAATAGAAACATATTGAATTAATTAGAAATCTATGGTAAGATATGTTTATGAAAGGAAGTGATTATAAATGGAGGATAATAAGATAATAGGCTTTAATTTAAGTTTAAATTTTGGATTTACTAATGATGAAGAAAAGAATGTAGTTATTAACAGAATAGAAAATACTATAAGTAATTTGTTAGCGAACAAACAAGATATAGGAGCAGTATTATTAGGTGGTAAAGCTGAATTTATAAGAGAAGATAATGAATTAGGAATTAAAAAACTATAGTGTATTTAAAACTTGGATTTTAAAGCATTATAATAAATTAATATAATAAAGAAAGGAATTACAAATAATGAATGATGTATATTTAGATAGACTCTTTGCATTAAGAAAAAAGCATTACAAAACAGAAGTAGAAGAATTTGAACTTAAAATGTTAGAAGAAGGATATAAGGAATATAAAATAGACAAATGTTTTGAGATAACAAAAATGAATTTAGCAGAACAGATGTATCAAAAAACTTGTGGAATACCACAATTAATATTAGATAAAATTAATGAAGAAGCTGGATTGGGGAAAACTTCATTTTATCTAAATAATATAATAGATATTAAATTATATGATTGCATACGAGATAATCAAAGCAAACTAGAAAAAGAGGGATTTAAGATTGAAAAAGGCATGATGGGAATAGCTATTAGCTGGAATAAATCAGAGGAGAGTGATGATTAAATGGTTATAACATTAGATAATGGACAATTTGCATTAATATATCAAGACCAAAATATACTACCACAAATTAAAGAATACATAGATAAAGAGATATATGATTTACTTAAAGAAAAATTTGGATTCATTCAAACTACATATAAAGATTTTAACTTAGTCAAATATGGTGATGAATTAATAGGACAAACTATTAAATGTTGTAATATAGGTCATGGTTGTGATTTAGAAAATTCAATTATAGCAACAGAAGAAGGAAATGCTTTAATATTGAACGCATATTTCGATGATGATGTTAGCGTAACTGCATTAACCAAAGAACAAATGGATAAAAAATTAGTTAATGATAGTTATTTCAGAAAAGAATTATTAGATAATAATATGGTAGATAAAAACTATGTAAAAAAATTATTAGATATTGAAAAATGGAAAGTCAAAGATGAAGAAAGGAAATTGAAAGAAAAAAGATATGCTGAATATATAAAAATGAAAAAGGAGTTTGAGGAATAATGAGTAGAGAATATAAATATAAAGCTTATATAAATAATCCTATACATGGAACTGGTATATTTAAAGTCAAGTCAATTAATTTTAATCCATTAGTAGTTACTGTAATAATACCTAATGGGAAATACATAGATGGAATTGAATTAACTGACGAAGTTCAGTTCTTTGAAGGAGAAGTTGAACTTTTAGAATATACAGGGTTAGATGATAAGAATGAACAAGAAGTTTACGAAGGTTATATATTAGAATTCAACCTTAATATAGGTAATGGAAAAGTAGAAGCAATAAAAGTACCAGTTATTTATTATACATGTGAATTTGCTATATTTATAGATGATTACGAAAATAGTTTTTATTTAAGTTTATCTGATTTAGTTGGGGAATTAGGACAAGATTTTAAAGTTTTAGGTAATATTTATCAGAATCCAGAACTTTTACAAAATTAAGAATGGCTATTCTAGGTAATTGTAGAAGTCGTGAGAGTTGTTAAACAGCTTGTTTTAATAGGTTTTGAACAAATTAATAGAAAGAAGGTTTTTATAATATTTACAAATATTAATTTTAATACTATGTTTGAAAATATGTTTAATGAAGTCAATAATTTAATAATAGAAAAATGTGGCATTCCACAAGAATTATTACATAATGAAAATAGTAATGTATCAACTATAAAAATGCAAAATGAAGAATTTAATAATAAGATAATTGAAAAATTAAGAGGTGAAAAGAATGAGAGATAATAAAGTATATAAAATTTATGTAAATGGACAATTTAAGATGGCTAATCAGAGTGAGATCGGCTTTGGTAGTAATTATATAAATTATCAAAAACAATATGGAAAAGAAAATGTCACATATGATATAAGTGAAGATAAACTAACTCAAGAAGAATTAAATATAATTCTAGGAAAGTAGGTGATACTATGCAAAATAAAACAAATATAATATTTTTAGATATTGATGGAGTTCTTAATACATGGAGATTTCAAGATTATCAAGTTAAATGTTTTGAATGTGATAGCTGGAATGCTCAATTTAATTTTGATCCAATTTGTATGAAAAATTTAAAAGAATTAATAGACAAAACTAATGCATACATAGTTATAAGTTCATCATGGAGAAATACTGATAATGGCATAAAAGATATTTGTAACAATTTAAAATTATATGGGTTGGAAAATAGATTCTTCTCATGTACACCTATATTAGATAGAAAAACTAGAGGTGAAGAAATAGAAATGTGGCTATATATGTTTTCTAATATGGATATAAATTATGTAATTTTAGATGATGATAATGATGTGGAAGACTTGGAATATAGATTAGTTCAATGTAATGACTATTATGGATTTACCAAAAATGAATTAGAAAAAGCGTTAGAATTATTTAGGAGGAATGAAGTTGTGAAAATAGAAATAGTATTTAAAGAAACAAATATGGAACATGGAGTTAAAAAGAATGATATATTTACATATGAAAAGCATAAGAATAATATTAAGACTTTTGCAAATGGTGTTCAAATAGTTGATGACTTTGAAAAAGAAGATTATTCAAATGGAGAATTTCTCAGCAATCTAATCAATGGACTAAATTTAATTGGAACAAGCTATGAAATTTTGAAAATAGAATTATAGGAAGGTATAAATTAAATGGCTAAATTTTGTTCACAGGAATGTAAAGATATTGGTTCAATTTGTGATTTTTGTTTGCACTATAGAGATGAATATGAAAACATAGAAGGTAAATTTGCAGGAGAAGGTCTTTGTGATATAGATAATTCAGAAGTCGATGCTTGTGATGGTATGGCTTGTAATAATTTTGAATGTTTTAGAATAACAAAACACGAACAATGTAATTCGTAATCTTTTAAAATTGTTAAAATTTACGGGATTATATATTACTAATGCGAATAATTATAGGATAATAACCTTTTCAAATTCGCATTTTAACATAATATTAATAAATTAATAGAAATGAAAGGAATGATTAAAAATGATAATAAATAACTTTTGGACTATAGCAATTGGAATTGGAATATTAATAGGATTACTTTTAATATTTAATAAGACTTTAAGAAGCCTTTTAGAAATAAACGATGTAGCTGAAACAATAATTACCATTATAATGATGGCAGTAGGATTGTTTGTAATATCTTTAATATTATGTATTGTAACATATATTGTTTGCAACTATTCAACCAAAGAAACCTATACAACTAAAACTGAATTAGTAGCTTTGAATGATTATACTGGATTAAAGGAACAACTTAATGGAAATTACTTTTTATTCTTTGGTAGTGTAAATAGTGAAAAATCTGATACATATAACATTAGATATGCTTATAAAGATGGTAATAATATTATAAGAATTCAATCCAAAGATATGAATATGAACCACATAGGATTTTATGAAGATAATCAAAACATAATGGAAGTTACTCACGAAAAAAATACTTACGAATTAAATAATATAGGCAAATTTTTATTTAAAGGTTCTATGGGTGAAATTAATGATAAAGAAACAGATTATATATTCCATATACCAAAAGACAGTATTATAAAAGATGTAAATATAGATTTAAAATAAGGGAGTTGAATGTGAAATGAATTTAAATTATCCAAAATCTAAATAAAGGAGAAATTTTATAAGGTTTTAATAAATTAATAGATATAAGGAGAGATAATAATGAGGAAAAGATTAGATTATTTAATAAGTCTTATATTTTTATATGTGATAATAGCAATATGTTGGCAATTTGCAGAGTTGATCTCATATGGAAATGCAAATCCAAACGGAATAGATAGTATAGTTGCTTTATTCTTAAGTATATCAATTTATGAAAACATAAAAAGTAATTCAAAAGAAGGAGATGATAAATAATGATTGATTACATAGTAAGGTTTATATACTGGATTGGAGATATTCAATTAAATGGAGATACAATTATAACAATTAAAGAAGGCATTATTGAGGACAAAGAGTTATTAGAAGATGTAATTCTTGAGATTTTAAAAGAAAAAGTTGACCAAGATGGAATTGAAATTATTGATTTTGAAGAATTAATACAGAATGATAACTTATATAGATTTGAATATAAAGATGTTTATGAAATTGATAAAGTTAGATATGATTATAACGAAGAATAAAATAAATTAATATAAATAAACATTGACAACATATCCATTATATAGTACTATTACATTAACAAATTAAAATAAAAAAAGGAGAGTAAATAATGAAAAAATTAATAAGATGTAAAAACGGTATAAATAAAGAAATGACATTAGATGAAGTAGTAAAAGAATTTGATAAAATGACACATACAAAAGATGTAATTAAATGGTGTTCACATTATGAAAAAGATGATTTGATTCAAATAGCATATATTGGGTTAATTAAAGCTTATAATTATTACGACATTTCACAGAATATGTCATTCGTACCTTATGCGAAAAAAGTAATTAAAGACATTATATTTGATACATATAAAAGAGATAAACGACAAAAACGTGGTGGAGATATTGAAACTTGCAGTATATATAGTATAGTTGATGAATCTGATGACTTACAAATGATTGAAACAATTAAAGATGATAATTGTAATTGTGAAGAATCTGCATTATTAAATATTACTAATCAAAAAATATCAGAAGTGTTAAAAACTTTTTCTAGTCAAGAACAAGATATGATTAATTTACACTTTATGAAAGGATTAAATTACGCTGAAATAGGAAGGATGTATGATAAAACTAGAGAATGCATTCGCTATAGAATAAAACAAATTAAAAAGAAGTTACAAATAGAACTAAAAGATGAGGTATCATTATGCATGTGATATATCATGGAAAGCAGATGAGTATCCAAGAAATAACCGCTTCAAAAGATAGTATCTATTGTATATTAGAAAAAGGAACTAATTCTAGTAAATTAAGATATTGCGTATTAGAAAAACAAAATAACAAATTAATATTTAAATCTATTATTTCAGATGAAGTATATGATGAAACCGCTGTGAATAATAATAGTATTATAGTTTATCAAGTAATAGACAAAAACAAATTAGGATATATAAATAATAATATATCTATAGATGAAGATGAAATACATAATTTAAATACCTTATTTATTAATACATATAAAGAATATGAATAAAGGAAGCGGATTAAGATGATATTAAAAGCAATTTTGAAGGACAATAGATTATATTGCCCTGAATGTAAAGAATCTAAATATCAATTAACAGATGATTATAAATTAGTAGAAATAGATGGAACTAAATATACTGAGTTTGTAGCTAGATGTATGAATGGTAATTGTAATAATAAATTTTATTTTCAAAGTAAAATAACAATAAACGAACATACTCACTATGTGTTTGATAGAAATAAAGAAATCGAAATTAAAGATGAATAAGAGAGGAGTGGGAGTGGATATTATGGATAAATATGAATTAATACAAATAATAAATAGAGATTGTTATGAAGTAGGAGAAACAATTCAGATGATAAAAGAATTAATAGACGATGTTAATAATAATCCCAAAAAATTTATAGTTGAACTAACAAGAGAAATAGAAGAATTTGCAGAAAAGTTAAGTAGATGTCCCAAATGTGGAGATGAATTAATTGTAATTGATAAGCGGGACGAGCCAAGAGGAGAAATGCAAGGTAGAGAAGTATATGAAACTGTATATAAATATGGTTGTGATTGTGGGTATATAAAAGATTAATAATAAATTAATATAAACAGAGGTGATAAAAGTATTAATGACATAAAACTAAACATAATACAAGTTCCTGACAATTTAGCGTTGACAAAGTATTGAAAGCCAACAAGTAATAAATTAATGAGGGAGTGTATTAATATGATGAAAAAATTATTTAAAAATGAAAAAGGGTTAAATGAACTAAGAATAACTTTAGAAAAGGAAACGAATGATAAACTAGAAGAACTTGAATTAAAGAAAGATAGTAAAATCAAAGAACTGGAATTACAAAATGAAGAACTACATATAACATTAATTGAAAAAGATAAAACATTCGAAGAATATAAGAAGTCAACATCCGAATCAAATGAAAAATTATTAAAAGAGATGTCTATAATTAGTAATAATATAACAGGTCAAGCAGGTTCAGTGGAGGAAATAAGTGCAACGGTAGAAGAAGTAACAGCGAATATAGTTAATATTTCTTCAGAAGTTAATCTTGCTTATGAAAGTGCTAAAGACAATAGTGGAGTTATGGCAATATTTCACGATGCTATAGCTGATATCAATAATAATGCAAATGAATTACATGTTAAAATGAAAGACATTGATAAAATAACAGATGTGATTAAAGACATAGCTAATCAAACCAATTTATTATCATTAAATGCCAATATTGAATCTGCAAGAGCAGGTGAAGCAGGTAAAGGATTTGGAGTTGTTGCAAATGAAGTTAAAAAACTCGCACAAGAAACTAAAGATTCTAGTATAATGATAAGTCAAATTATAAAAGAATTACAAGTTATGGCTAACGTTATTCTTGAAAAAACTGAAACGGGGAAAGAAAATAGTAAAAAATTAAAAGAAAGCAATGTACTTAGAATATCTCGTATAGAAGGTATAAATGATGGATGTGTTTCAATGAGTGCATGCATGGAACAAACAAATTCAGCAGTTCAAGAACTTGCTACCAATATAGTTGAAATAGCAAATGAAACTGGAAAAGTTATAGAATTTACAGAATTAATGAGTATATAAAAAAACATATATAGAAGAGAAAGTGAGTTGATTAGATGCGAAATAGGACAATGTGTCTGTCTATGGTATTATTATCAAGTAGTTTACTATTTACGATACCAACAGCCACTATGACACCATTAGCGAATAATATTAAAGAAGAAGCTAATGTAGATATAATGGTACATAAAGATAGATTTGGATTAGGAATTAATCCGATTCAAGAACAATTTGAAAAAGATAGAATTGAACTTGGTAAAAAGAAAGATGAAAAAGCTAAAATATTACTAAAAGAACAACAGAAAAATGAACCTGAATGGGAAGAGAAAACTTTTATAATATCTTATTATGGAGCAACTTATAATGAGTGTGGAAACAATAAGTTTATTACTGCTAGTGGAATACCTGTAAAAGAAGGACAGGTTGCTGTTCCAAAAGATATCCCATTTGGAAGCAAATTAATTATTAACGGGATAGAATATATTGCAACAGACAGAGGAAATCCAAATTATATAAAAACATTATCAAATGGAAACATAAAAGTAGATGTATTTATTCAAAGATTAAGTTATGAGACAGATTATCAATATGAAAAACGTATAAATAAATTAGGTGTTAGAAAGGTTGTTGGAAAATTATTAATCAAAAGGAGTGATAACTATTAGGAAAGTATTTTTAGAAGAATTGCCATGCAAACAAGGAATTGGAGCAAATTCAAAAAAGCAAGTAACAGATTGGAAGAATTCTAAAGGGTATAAAGTTAAATTCATTTATGATGATATAGAGGGATATATAACTATATTTGATTATAATTCTAAAAAACAACAATTAGAACTATATTATAATGATGAAAAATATTTCATAAGAACTGGTGATTTTCAGAAATGTGGACTTTCTCATATTTTAAAATTAAGAACTAATGAATATTTTTATAAGCTAAATGAGACTGTTAATGGAGTTAAAATTATAAAGTGTACAAGACAAAAACTTAGCAATGGTACAAATGTAAGAGCCTATGAATATAAATGTCCTATATGTGGCTATATTGGCATTAGGCTTGAAAGTAATTTTAAAGCTGGACAAAATTGTGCTGTCTGTTTTGGTCATAGTGCAATAATGAAAGGTATAAATGATATTGCAACAACAGATCCTTGGATGATTCAATGGTTGTCTAATAAAGAAGACGCATATAAATACAAATCACAGTCACATTCAAAAATATTATTTAAATGTATATATTGTGGATGTGAAAAATTAAGAAAAATAGACCATTTTTATAGTAAAAAATTAGGGTGTTGCAATGATGGATTATCATATCCAAATAAATTTATTTTTAGTTTATTGCAACAATTAAATCTTACTTTTAAACCAGAATATAAGGCAAAATGGTCAAACTCTAAAAGATATGATTTTTATTTTAAATATAATAATGAGAAATATATCATAGAAGCAAATGGAGAGCAACATTATGAAAAATCTTTTTATACAATGAAAAACGGTAGAACGTTAGAAGATGAACAAGAAAATGATAGATTTAAGAAAGAATTAGCTTTGCAAAATGATATCAAGGAAGAAAACTATATTATTATAGACTGTAGATTAAGTAATTTAGATTGGATAAAAAATAATATATTAAAAAGTAATTTAGCTAGTCAAATAAATTTAAATGCTATTGATTGGTTAAAATGCCACGAATTTGCTTGTTCTAACAGAGTTAAAGAAGCTTGCGACATATGGAATACATATAATTTTGAATTCGCTACAGATTTAGGAAAAACTATGAATATTAGTGGTTCTACTGCACAAAAATACTTAAAAATGGGTAACAGGCTTAATTGGTGTAATTATGACTCTGAAAAAGCTAATATTAACAAATATAAAAAAGCTACAGAAATCAATAAATTAATCAATTCAAAAGCTGTAATTTGTTTGGAAACAAAACAAGTATACATATCTGCTACTGAATGTGCAAATAAAAGCTTAAAAGATTTTGGAGTGATAATGAATAATGGGGGAATATCTAGAGTTTGTCGAGAAGAAAGAAATTATCATAAAGGACATCATTTCAAATACATAGAATACTTAACCCCAGAAGAATATATAAAATATGATATAGCAAATAAATTAAAAGGATTGCATAATGAAAATTTAAAAAATGTCATATAAAAGAAACAATATAAAATTAAATAAATTAATAAAAATAAGAATTGACTTTTGAAATTATTTGGTATAAAATAACAATATAGAAAGGGAGTGAATAAGTTATGATAAATGGACAAACACAATTCGTTAGGCACAACCCATCTGGTCAAGTAGTTAGAGTTTCTAGAGAAGGATATCAAGCAATGTACGTATACATAAATAATAAAGAAGTTTTAGTTCCAATGTATAATTTAAGTGAATTATAATTTAAAAGAATAGATTTATGTAGACTTAAATAAATTAATAAAATATAAAGGAGTGCATTAAAGTGAATAATATTTCTGAAAATTCACCAATACAAGGTATTGAATTAGATTGTGGAATAGAAAGACTTTTAGATGTAATAAAAATAAATCAGCCAATAGTATACATAGCTGATCCCAATGTTTTTATAAGAGAATCTATAACATTTAATAATTTACCACAATTAATACAATGGCTTCAAGATGTTTATAATTATTGTATTGAACTAAAAAACGATGACTTATATGTTGATTGGGTAACTGCACGTGAGCATATGAGTAAAGGCAACAAAGCTAAACTTAAAGATTGTACATATTGGGTTGAAGGTGAAGAATTATATTTTGATTTATATAGTGAGCCTAATATCACATGTTTATCTTTACCTATGATTGATAGCAAAGAATGGATTTTACTATAAAATTAAAAAATTGATTTTCAATAATGGGGCTATTACTAGCTTACAGAGGTTGAATAATGTCGTAAAATGCTGATTTTATTGGGAAATGACAAAATATATTTAATGAGTAAGAAAGGAGAGATTGAAATGAAAGTGTATTTATGTCAAAGAGATACTGGGTGTGAAGATTGTGGAGGATTTGAAACTTTTGCAGTAAGTTCAGATTTAGATAAGTGTAAACAACTATGTATTGATGATTTAATAGAATGCAATAAACATGATAATAGATTTTCTATAGATAAATGCAGAGTAAGAAACTTCGAAAAATATAAACATGATGAAGCATGGCAATTTGATATTTGGGTTAATATTGAGTGGGATATATTACATCGTTATGAAATTAGAGAAATGGAGATGCTGTAATGAAATTAATATGTGATTGTGGAAATGAAGAAGAATTTAACACTACAGATAAAGAAACAGGGCAATCTACTAGAATTACTGATGATGAGGGACAATATGTAACTATAGAAGGGTTTGAGTTTTGGGAACAACATGATGTTGTAGGTATTGTTTGTGATAAATGTAAAAATGCAATTTGGTTATTTACTTAAAGATTATAACTATGAAAATAGTATATATAACAAAATATATAAAGTGAAAGAGAGTGGATTTAATGCAAATTATAAAGCGTGACGGAACAAAGGTAGACTTTGATACACAAAGGATTAGAAATGCTATTTTGAAAGCAATGAAATATGGCAGTGGAATAGTAGAAGAATCTATTGCAGATAAAATAGCATATGAATGTAAAAAAGTATTTTCTATGGATGATAAAATTCCAACAGTACATATGATTGAAGATTATATTTATGACACATTAATTAAATTAGGACATGTTCAAACTGCTAAATCTTATGAAGGATATAGAGTTATACAAGAATACAAAAGAGAAATAAATACAACGGATGAAAGTATTTTGAAATTATTAGATACAACAAATGAAGATGTCATGAGAGAAAATTCAAATAAAAATGGATATGTTGTTTCAACGCAAAGAGATTTAATAGCTGGAGAAGTATCTAAGGATCTATCTAAAAGAAAACTTATTCCAACTAGAATAGTTCAAGCTCATGTAAGTGGAGATATTCATTGGCATGATATGGACTATACATTGCAATCTATGCATAATTGTGACCTAATTAATTTAGAAGATATGTTTACTAATGGAACAGTTATCAATGAAAAATTAGTTGAAACCCCTAAATCTTTTGAAACTGCATGTACTGTAGCAACTCAAATTATGGCACAAGTATCCAGCAGTCAATATGGAGGGCAAAGCATAACCATTAGACATTTAGCCCCTTATTTAAGAGTTGCTTATGATAAAGCATTGGAACATTATAAAAATATGAATTTCAATGAAGAAACTGCTATTATATTAGCAAAAGATATAAAATTAAAAGAACTAAAAAGTGGAGTTCAAACAATTAGATATCAACTATCTACAATCTCAGGAACTAATGGGCAATCGCCTTTTGCTACAATATATCTAGAAATTGAAGAAGGCTCTGAATTTGAAGAAGAACAAGCTATGATTTGTGAAGAAATGATTAAACAAAGATTAGAAGGTATGAAAAACTATAAAGGGCAAGAAATAGGTGAAGCTTTTCCTAAATTAGTTTATTTACTTGATACTCATAATTGTCTAGAAGGTGGTAAATATGATTATATAACTAAGCTTTGTGCAAAATGTAACGCTAAAAGATTAGTTCCAGATTATCAATCAGCTAAAATATTAAGACAAAATTATGAAGGAAATACATTCCCACCAATGGGTTGTAGATCGCATTTAAGTCCATGGAAAGATGAAAATGGCAATTACAAATGGTATGGCAGATTTAATCAAGGCGTTATTTCATTAAATTTATCAAGGATAGGAATATTAGCACATAAAGATATTGATTTAATGTGGAGAATATTTGATGAGAGATTACAATTATGTAAGGAAGCATTAATGGTTAGACATGAGTTATTAGAAGGAACTTTATCAGATGTAGCACCTATATTATGGCAACATGGGGCATTAGCAAGATTGGACAAAGGTGAAAAGATAGACAAGTTATTACATAATGGTTATTCAACTATATCATTAGGATATATAGGTTTATATGAAATGGTTTATGCAATGCTAGGAGTAAGTCATACTACTGAAGAAGGTGAAAAACTAGCAAGAGAAATTATGCTAAGAATGAGAAAGGCATGTGACGATTGGAAGAAAGAAACTGGAATAGGTTTTGGATTGTATGGAAGTCCAGCGGAAAATACAGTTTATAGATTTTGCAGGTTAGATAAACAAAAGTTTGGAGAGATTAATAATATAACTGATAAATTATATTATACAAATAGTTATCATGTAAATGTAAAAGAAGAAATAGACGCATTTGCTAAGTTAAAATTTGAATCTCAGTTTCATGCAATAAGTTCTGGAGGATGTATAAGCTATATAGAAGTTCCAGATATGACAAAAAATATAGAAGCAATTGAGCAAATAATTAATTTCATGTATCATAATGTTCAATACGCTGAAATAAATACCAAACCAGATGTTTGCTATAAATGTGGATATAAAGGTGAAATGAAAAATGATGAAAACTTTAAATGGTATTGTCCTAATTGTGGTAATGATGATGAAACAGAACTTCAAGTAATGCGAAGAACGTGTGGATATATAGGTACTAACTTATGGTCAAAAGGACGTACACAAGAAATTAAAGAAAGAGTTATTCATCTATAATATTGGGGAGATGTATTTCTCCCTTCAAAGGAGGTTTAGATTTTGAAATATGCAGAGATAAAAAAATTTGATGTTGCTAATTCTCCTCAAATAGGAAGTACGTTATTTGTTTCAGGTTGTAATTTTAAGTGCAATGGTTGTTTTAATGAAATTGCTCAAGATTTTAATTATGGGTATGATTGGACTAAACAAATAGAAGACAAGTTTATAGGATACTTACAACATAAACAAATTAAGCATGCTAATTTATTAGGTGGAGAAATCATGCATCAAGATAGTAGAGTGATATTAAATTTAGTAAAAAGAATTAAATCGGAAACAACTGTTACTATTTGGACATGGACAGGATGTTTATTTGAGAATCTGATAATTAAAGATGATAAATTAGAAATATTAAAATATATAGATGTTCTAGTAGATGGTCAATTTGAGTTAGAACAAAAAGATTTAAAATTAAAATATCGAGGTAGTTATAATCAAAGAATAATTGATGTTCAAAAATCATTAAAGAAAGGTGAAGTAGTTATATATGATAAGTAAGTATAAAAATTCTATAATGGCAGGTGTTTCTATATCATTAGGTACATTTGCTTACTTAATAACATTACAAAAGACAAATAGTCCATTTATAGCAAGTATTATGTTCTATTTAGGTTTAAGTTTAGTTATGATTTTTGGATTCGATTTATTTACTGGACAAGTATTAAGTTTAAAAACAGATACATATACACAACAATATTTTTCAAAAAGTAATATATCAATTAAAGAATATATTAAAACATTAACTAAAACTTGGATTGGAAATTTAATAGGATCAGTAATAACGACTATAGCATTATTTCAAGTATTACATCCAAATGTAGAACAAATAGTAAATACTAAATTAGCACTTAATCCAATACAATTAATCATTGGTGGTATTGTATGTAATTTTCTTGTATGTTGTGCAGTAGCTAATTACAAAATGTATAGTAATCATTTAATAAGTGGATTCTTTATCACTGTGTTTGTAATATGTGGATTTAATCACAGTATTGCAGATATGACTTATTATACTTTAGGATTTTGTAGTGGAATGAATTTAAATATTATAAATGTAATTATATCATTAGTGATAGTAACAATATCTAATGTATTAGGTGGATTATTGCTATATTATATCAAGAAATAGTAATTTAAGAATAAGGATATAAGACACTTACAGAGTTATTAAAACAGATATTTTATACCAAGTTAAAGGAGGTAGTTTATTGGATACAGATGAGTTAAAAGAATTAAAAAGTAAATATAAAGGTTGTTCTATTAAAGAGTTTAGAGAAAATTTGAACTTGTCTAAAGAACAAAAAGAATTAATAAAAGAACAATTAAATGCAATCAAATATCATTTTTGTATAACTGATGATTGGGAAAGTACATCACATAGATTAGCTATTATACATGAAATGATGATTGAATTTGATGTGAGATAAGTTGTTAAATACTACAATTTATCAACTGTTAAATAAATTATAAAGGAGATATTAAAATGAGAACAAAATTAATTAGCGAATTAGATGATAAGATAAATAGCTTGTCAAATATTCTAAATGGTGACTATGTTGATTTAGAAGAATCACAAAAATTAATAGAACAAATACAAGACTTATCAAATACTATTGATGATAAATTATACGTTATTGAAAATGCTTTAGATGATTTAAGATAATTATCAACTTGACCGACACACTTATTCACAAGTGCAGTTGCTAAAACGAAATAAATTAAAAATATAAAATAATAAGAATTTGAAGGAGAGATATATAATGATAAAATTTAAAAAATTAAATGAAAATGCAATAATTCCATGCAAAGGTAAAGTAGGCGATGCTGGTTTTGATTTATTTACCTTAAATGAAGCGACAATACAACCCAATCAAACAATTGTAATACCTACAGGAATATCAGTACAATTAGAAACTAATCAAGAAGCAACTATAAGACCTAGAAGTGGGATTACATTAAAAGGATGTAGTGGATGTTTTGGTACTATGTATCCTCCTACTGAAATGCCACCTACTTATACAGAATGCTCACCATATTTAAGAGTACAATTAGGAACTTTAGATTCCAATTATAGAGGAGATATAGGAATCATAGTCTATAATCAAGAAGATTATGAAGTTGACATCCCTGCTAAAACAAAGTTAGCACAAATGGTTATAGGTTATATATCAACTGATGAAGTAATTGTTGTAGATGAACTAGATGAAAGTGAAAGAAATGAAAAGGGATTTGGAAGTTCTGGAACAAAATAATCAGAAAATACCAAAAAACTAGATTTAAGAATGAGGCTATCACTAGCCTCGATTTCCCAATACTCAGTTAAAATCATACTTTTAAAATGATGCAATAAATTAAAATAATATAAAAATATTAAAGGAGAGAATGAATATGAATATTACAAATTTAAAATCAATTACTCAAAAAGAATTAAGACAAAGAGGAATAAAAACTGGAGATATTCTCATTAAAGTTTTATCTAACAGTTGCTATTGCTATGTTGTATATGGAGATTTATTATCTGACATAGCACATGTTGGAACTGCAAACATTACTAATTCTACACTAGATTTTATGGATAAAATTATTCCTATAGAAAACATTAATTCAGATAATATTATGGAAATTACTAAATTATTAAGTGGAAAATATGAATCTGATTTGAATTCAGAAACTTTAAATAAATGTATGGTTTATATAGAACATGAGAAAAAACCATATACTTTATTTAAAATAAATACAGAAAATAAAAACTCTTGGGTAGTATTAGATAAAAATGATGTTAATTTAGGTGAGTATGTGAATCTTCCATCATATTATAAAATTTCAGATAAAAATAATTTAAAAACAGTAGATTTAACATTGCAAGAAGTTAGTGCATTTGGTAGATTTGCAAAAGTAATTACAGATGAATATATAAATAAAATAAAGTAGGTGACAATAATGTAAACTGATTCGGAATCAAGTTTTAAAGCTATGGAAAAGTAAGTAAAAATTAAATAAGGTAGATTTATTTCTACCTTCCCAAAAACAAAAGTATAGAAAGTAGGTGATAATAAATTAAATAAAGGAAGTGTATTAAAATGTTAATAATGTTATATTCAATATTAATCTACCAATTATTAGGCGCGATAGTTTACCTCATAGGACAAAATTTACATACTAAAAACAGTGGAATATTAATGCTTTATTATTACTTAGTATTAATGTTTGGAATTGCTATAGATTTCATAATTTACATTGATAACTTTTTAATCCCAACAATTAAAAATAAAATAGATATATTTTGGGTTAAAAGACAATATAATAAATTTTTAAAAATGAAAGATTTAACTGAAGATGATAAGCAACTCATTATAAAGGCTAGAGACGAAATGGTAAGATACTTAAGCAATACAAATGATGAGGTTGAAGAAGATGAAGAATAAGTTAATCAAGTTTATTATTGCAGGATTACTCATAAGTCTTAGTATTCTGAGTATATTTACTAACAACCTATATAATAAAAGCAACCAACAACTTAAAGTTCAACAAAATTTAAATAATCAAAATAAGCAAGAGCGAACCTTCAAAGTTATTGATAAACAAATTGTTATTGATAAATTAAATTTAGAGAATAGTTTAAATTGTCTAAGTGGTACAACCAACACAAATGCTACTTTTAGTAACAACAATCTATCAAGCAATGACCCAAATATTACATGGCTAAGAACTAAATTATCGGAATGGAATAGTAAAGATATTAGTGTTGAATCGCAATTTGATTTTATGTATTCTTATTCATTAAAAGATATCCCAATACATATTTACAACAACACTATAAATATTAAACTTAGTCCCAATAGACTTTCATTAACCAAATGCGAGTTATCAAGTGTACAAAGTAAAGAAAGGATAGGGTGGTTAACAAGTAAATTTACTCCTACTGAAATTAATAATATAAATTACAGAGTTAGGCAATTAGCTTACAATTCAGTCCTTTCCAATGAAGATTTACGGTATAAAGCATTAGAGAACACTCAAGGAGATATAAAAGACTTATTGCAAGGTGTTGTTGGAAAGGATACTTCAATTCATTTTGATATAAGTGATTTCGATGTTGTTCAGCAGTCTGACATTCAAATAATCAAATAAATACATATTTATCTTTAGAAGCAGTAACAAAAACTGCTTCTTTTTATATGGGAATAAATTAAAATAGTTCCATATATCTATTGCATTAATTTGGAACTAGTGGTAAGATGATATAGAAAGTTAAATAACAAATTATATAAATAAATATGAAAGGATTGTTAAAAGATGTTTAATGATACTCAAGATTTTTATCCGACTCCAAAAGAACTTGTTTTCAAAATGCTAGATAAGTTACAATCTGATAACTATGGACTTAATAAATGTAAATACATATTAGAACCAGAGTGTGGAAAGGGGGATATTGTTAATGCCTATAAAGAATACTATTTAAAAGATAGAAACAAATATAACACAAAATATAGCAATATAGAAACAAATACAGATAAATATATAAAATTTGATGTTATAGAATATGACAAAACATTAAATAGTTTGTTAAGAGGACAAAATTATAATATTATATGGAATGACTATTTAACTTTTGATCCACCAAGATTTTATGACTTAATAATTCAAAACGTTCCTTTTAGTAATGGAGCAAAACATTTATTAAAATCAATATGTATTCAAGAAAGAATAGGTGGTAAGATACTTTGTATAATAAATGCAGAAACGATTAAAAATCCTTATTCTAAAGAAAGAATAGAGTTGTCAAATAAATTAAGAGAATATAATGCAGATATAGAATATATACAAGAAGCGTTTATTTATGCAGAAAGAAAAACCGATGTTGAAATTGCATTAATATATTTAAAAATACCAATGAAAAATACTGAAACAATGTTTGAACAAGAATTCAAAAGAGAAAATGTAAATATTGACTCAGATTATAGTTTTAAGTCTGTTATTCCTAAAATGAATAAATTGCAACAACTTTTATTAGAGTTTAATATTTGTAAGAATTCAATAATAAAAATATATGAAGAAAGAGAACGTATTAAATATTTATTTCAAGGTTTAAGTATAAAGCAAGAAATAGGAATAATGTGTAGCGAGACATTACCAAAAACACATATTAAAATTAATGATTATATATCACAATTGACACTAGAATACTGGGAGAAATTTATAAACGAAACAGATTTTAAGTCAAAACTTCCATCTAAGTTAAAAAATGATTTTTCGTATAATATGGAGCGACAAGCAGACATACCTTTTACGATAGAAAATTGTAGATATTTTTATGAAAACATTATGAGTTCTATTCCAAAATCTTATGAGCAGACTGTTGCAGAAGTATTTGATAAATTAACTAGTAAATATAGTTATTCCTATGCCTCATGGAATAAAAATATACATATGTATAGTGGCTGGAAGACAAACAATGCTTATATGATAAAAGGTAAAAATATAATACCTTGTTATTTAGAATATTCATATCAATGCGTTCCAGATGTATTAAAAGATTTAACTATAATATTTAATAATTTAACAGGGAAGAAATTTATATTAGATACTGATGTGATAAGAAAAAAGATACAATCTTGTGAAAAGAATATAGATGGGGAATTCTTTTATCTCGATGTTTATCAAAAAGGGACAATACATATAAAGTATAAAGATGAAAATTTATTAAAGCAATTTAATATCTTAGCTGGAAAGGGTAAAAATTGGTTGCCCGATGATTTTATGGCTAAAAGATATAATAATATGTCTGACAAAGAAAAAGATTTAGTAAAAGAATTTGGATTTAAACCTTTTGAATATGATGAGTTAGTTGCCACCAATACAGGTCAATATATTTCCTTACAATTAAATTAATAAATTAATAGAAATAGGCATTGACAGTTTATCCATAAAGTAGTATTATTAATTTAAAGGAAGAGTTAAGGTAAATAGGACAAACTTCCCAGAGTAAATTACATAAATATTAATAAATTAAATAAGGAGTGAATGTTATGTTAAAGAATGAATTCAATAATACTGGTGAATTAGGTTGTGAAAAAGAAGGAGATTATAATGATTGGAGTTATTCAATAGAGTATGCTGAAATGACCAAAGCTTATAATAGGCAAGAAAATAGTAAATGTGAATTAAAAGAAGCTATTTAATAACAAATTAATATAAATAAAGGAGATATGAAATGGAAGATATAAAAGAATTAGTAAATAAGCTAAATAGATGGAATTATGAGTATTATACATTAGGAAATGCACCTGTAAGTGATAAACTATGGGATGAAGAATATTCTAAATTATTAAAACTAGAAAAAGAAACAGGAGTTATATTACCAAATAGTCCTTCACAAAAAATTGGTAGTGAAACTTTAAAAGGGTTTGAAAAAGTACAACATAAAAATAAACTATGGTCATTGGATAAAAGACAGTCCTTAGAAGAAGTAAGACAATGGTTGATTATTTGTGAAAACTTTGTTAAGGAGTATAACAAAACACATAATATAAAATTACCACAACCAAAATATCTTGTACTCAAGAAATTTGATGGTTTAACTGTTAAAACAAAATATGTAAAAGATAGTTATGAACAAGCATCTAGCAGGGGAACAGGTATAATTGGAGACGACTTTACAAAACAAGTTAAAACTACTATAAATTTACCATTAGAATTAAATCATAATGATAATAGAATAGAAGATATATCATTTCATGGTGAAGAATTAATGACTAAAAAATCATTTGAAGAATATAACAAAACTGCACAAACTCCACTTAAAAATTTAAGAAATGGTATAGCTGGAGCATTAAGAAATTTAGACGTATCGGAAACTGCCAAAAGAAAACCAATCATATATTTTTATAATATAAATGAAATTAATGATGAAATTGGATTCGGTTGTTTTAAAACTTATCAAGAACAATTAGATTATATAAAATTTAGAGGGCTTCCCGTTGCAGACTATGATATTTGTAATACATATGAAGAAGTTATTCAAGCTATCAATAATATAGAGAAAGAAAGACCATATCTAGCTTATGACATTGATGGGTCGGTAATAACTATAAATGATTTAATGACACAACAAGCTATGGGTTACACAATTAAATTTCCTAAGTTTTCGTTGGCTTATAAATATGAAGCAGAAGAAACTACAACCAAGCTAATAGGAGTTGAATGGAATACTAGTAGACAAGGAAAGACTGTACCAACAGGATTATTAGAACCAGTAGAATTAGGAGGAACAACAGTAAAACGTGCTACTTTAAATAATTTAGATGATATTGAAAGAAAAGTAGTTAAGATTAATTCTGAAATTTTCATAAGAAGAAGTAATGATGTAATTCCAGAAGTTATGGGAGTAGTTGAAGAAAGTTTAAATAATTTAGATGTTGAAGATATTATACCACCTAGCAAATGTCCTTCTTGTGGTGCTGATACAGAAATAAGACAAGATAATAAAACTCGATATGTATATTGTACAAATACTATGAGTTGTAAATCACAACTATCAAAATCTATTGACCACTATTGTTCTAGACAAGCCATGAATATAGTAGGTTTATCAGAAAAGACAATTGAAAAATTTATTGAATTAGGTATATTAAAATCAATAGCAGATATTTATATTCTAAAGAAAGATAATAATAAAGAACTAATACTTAAACAAGAAGGATTTCAATTACCTTCATATAATAAACTAATCAAAGCTATAGAAGAATCTAAAAAATGTAAATTACCTAGCTTTATATTTGCATTAGGTATAGCGAATGTAGGAATTAAAACTGCACAAACTTTAGTTGAATTTGTAAAAGGTGAAACTCCATTAGATACAATAAATAATATATTACAATTGAAAATTAAAGACTTAATAAAAATGGATGACTGTGGAGAAGTCGTTGCAAATAGTATTTATAACTGGTTTCATGATTCAAGCAATATAGAAGTATTAGGATATCTAACACAAATAGAATTAACATTTATTGAAGATAAACCTAAAGAAGTAATAATAACTCAACAAACGCCCTTCCAAGGCAAAAAAGTGTATCCGACTGGTAGCTTTAATATAAAAAAACAAGAATTAAAAGAATTACTTGAAAGTTTAGGAGCTATAGTAGAAACAGGATACAAAGTCAAACTAGACTACCTTATTTGTGGACATGATATGTCTAAGAGTGGCAAAGATAAAAAAGCAATGGATGACAATGCAAGTGGTAAAAGTAATATAACAATTATAAATGAAAATGAATTCTTACAAATAATAAAAGGTAATTAAGGAGCATTAGATATGATTGGAAAATTAAAAACAAAAATTATAGGTTCTGTAGGTATGTTTAATAAATCTGAAGCAATTATACTTGCTTGCAAGGTATGCAATGCACAAACTGAAAAAATCAATGAATTGATTAATAAGGTAAACGAACTAGAAACAAAATTAGATAATCAACAAATTAAAAGAATATAAAAGTTAAATATTATTGGAATTTTTATAATAAAAGAAAGTGAGTGATTAAATGAATCAAGAAGAGAAAAACCGTATATATTATGAACAGAATCATAAAGAAATAGATGGAGTTATTTATAAATATTGTAGTAAGCATAATGAATATTTTCCAGATGAAGATGAATGGATATTGTATGATACTGAACATTTTTATAAGAACAAAGGAAGTTCAGATGGTTTATTCCCTTATTGTAAAAAATGTAATGTAAGAAATAGTAGTAAATATCAACAAATTGATAATAGAGAACATTACTTAGAATACAAAAGAAATGAACATAAAAGAAAATATACCCCTGATAAAAGAGAATATTTTAGAGAAGTGTCAAGAAGAAGTCGCGCAAAAGGCAACTTAAAGAACTGGCAAAGAAATAATCCTGACAAGTTGAAAGAATATAGAGAATATCGAGAAATGAATAAACAACATACAATTACAAAAGAAGAATGGTTGTCTTGTAAGGAATATTTCAATAATTGTTGTGCCTATTGTGGGTTGCCAATTGAAGAACATTTTAATACATTTGCAGGGAAATTAAAACATACTGATTTTCATAGGGAACACGTAGACCATAATGGAGCTAACAATTTATCCAATTGTGTACCTAGTTGTAAAACTTGTAATAGTAGTAAGTGTACGGATAAATTAGAAGATTGGTATATAAGACAAGATTTCTATAATGAAGTAAGATTAAATAAAATACATAAATGGCTTAATGAAGATTATAAACTATACATGAATAATGATAATTTATGTAATTTAATAAAAGGAAGTGACGATAAATATACTAATGTTTAGTATAAATCTTCAATGCAAATAAATTAATATAAATAAATTATGAGGGAGCGAATTAAAATGAGTAATATGTGTGAATGTAAAGTAGAAGAAATAGAAGAGTGTAAAATAGGGTTTCAACAATCAACCTTTATGGAGATATTAGCAGAATTGAATAGGCTCAAACTAGAAAATGAAATGTTGAAAGCCGATAAATTAGAATTAATGAAAGAAAATGACCAGTTAAGAAATGACATTGAAGTATTACATAATGAATTAGAAGTTGGAAGTTATGATAAAACCTTATTTGAAAGAGAATCATCAGAATTAAATGATGAATATAGTGAATATGAATTGACGAATGCTTATGCAATAGCTGATAAATATTTTAAAATTGTATAATAAATAAATTAATATAGATAAGGAGAATGATATGATATGAAAATAGAAAATACAGAGGTTTATGGATTTAAAGCAAGTTTTAGAGGAATGAGAAATCCAAAAAATAGTTGGAATTTAAGTGATAGTTACAAAGGGTTACTATTAAATAGCCCAAACATTAATATAGAGGAATTTATTATGGGTGACAAAGATTTAAAACTAGCACAAACATTAATTAAAGCTGGTACAGAACATTGCAAATTCTTTAGACAAATACAAGTTTGGTGTGATATAACAGCACCTAGGTATTGGTGGTCAGAATTTGATACTTATAAAATAGGAACATCTGCAAATTCAACTTCAACAATGCATAAGCTATTTGATAAAAATACTGAGATTACATTAGATATGTTTGAATGTCATTCTGCTGATGCATTTGAAAATGGACATTTGTCAAATATAATAGAAGATTTAAATATTTTAAGAGATATATTTTTTGAAGAATGTGATACTCAAGGACAAAAAGACGAAGTATTATCTTCAGCTAAAAGAATACTACCAGAATCTTATCAGAATAAAAGAACTGTTAATACAAATTATGCTACTATAAGTAATATTATACAACAAAGAAAACATCATAGATTAAAATATGAATGGCAAGAAGTATTCTGTAAGTGGTGTACAACATTACCTTATTCTAAAGAATTAATTTTCTGTGGAATAGAAAATGATTATGAGAGATTAAAGTCTTTATAAAAGGATAAATTTAACACTAATTTGCACTTCCCAAACAAACAAATGTTCTGTATAATATTAATATATAATATAAAAGGAAGTGCATTTTGTGAAGGTATTATCCCAAAATATTGAGGTTATTTGCCACTTTGACAAGATTGGAAAGATTAAACCTATTAGATTTAAAATTGAAGAAGATAATGGATTTAAGGTTATAAATATAGTAAAGGTAATAAGGTTGTGCGGAAACAGGTCTTGGGTATTTACTTGTAACGTTAATATTGATGGATTACAAAAGATTTGCGAAATAAAGTACATGATTGAAGACTGTAAATGGATATTATTCAAAATTTAAATAACCATGTATAATATCCATATATTTGTAGATATTAATAAGGTAGAAAGTTTTAATATTAGTGATTAACCATTTGCTTTTCAGAAAATCAGAAAAAATGAGGTACTATACAAATTCTAAAATTAATTAGAAATTATTGTATAGTACCTCATTTAATCCATTGACATTTATGGTGAATGTTGTATAATATTATTAAGAGAAATTTTAATTTGTAATTGGTATTTCTCTTGATGGTATTTTGTTAGAAGTTAGCTTGTAAAAGTTGACTTCTTTTTATTTGCTTAATCCTAGTTTCATTAATATATATGCAATTAGTCCACCGACAACTGTACTTATTCCTGTATTAATTATATTATTCCAATTCTTTGCTTTTTCTTTTATTGGCTCATTTGTAGCAAGATCCAGTTTCCCATTTAAAGCATTAACTGTTATTTTTAATTCATTTACACTTGCAGTAAGAAGTGCTATAGCAGTATTTAATGAATTTATTTCATCGGTTTTTTTATATAATAAATGTATATCACCTTTAATTGTATCTAATGTTGTCTCAATAATTGCCATTCTTTCGTTTTCACTCATAATTAATACACCTCCTAGTTATTATTATCATCATCTTCTTTAGGCTTCTTAGGTTTTTTTGCTTTTGACCATAAATCACTCCACCAACTCATTAATTTGCACCTCCATTCTGATTATTTGTATTATTATTTCCTGATATAGTAGAATTTCCATTACCATTTATCGTGCTTATTGGATAATCACTCCAAAAATACGAACATACAAAAATACTTATTATTACAGTCATTGCTATTAAACAAGATATAATTGATATTCTTAATGTGTTGTTATATCTTTTTTCCTTCTCTTTATCTTTTACTATATAAGCATCAGATAACTTTGTTATATTGTCTGAAAGGATTTTTATTAAATCATCTCTTTCTTTTACTTGATTTAATAATATTTTAATTAGGTCTGTACTATCCATAATTATGACACCTCCTAGTTAATGAATAAAATCTCCTCCTATTTTATTTTATTTTTCTGTAGTATTGTATAAAATTTTTGGTTTATGTAAATAATATTAATTATAGAATTAAATTAATATTATGCATGGTATTGTTAAATTTAGTTCCATAATAATTTACCTTTATATTTATTTTTAGTTATAGATTAATCTCATAGTTATTTAATTAGGCAAAACATTCACCCAATATTTTTTATCAGAATTTTTGGATAGACTGACTATGAGATTGGTTTTATACACTATATGCAGTATGTTATTATATATAAAACCACAATATATAGATATATTTCCTTTTAAAATTGGCTTTTTATGTGGTTGTTCTAAAACTCGTGTTTTAAACAGAGTTAGAAGTTTCTTTTATTCCCAAATGAATTAGACTGTGATTCAACTACTACTGGTATTTCAATTTCATCTTCCATACCTTCTTCTTTCTTTTTAGATAGTAATTTAATTTGTTTCTTTATAGCATCTCTTATCTCAACTGAAGATTTAGGCTTTTGATAAAATGCTAATGTGGTTGAAACATCCTTCATTTTATATTCATATAGGTTCGTTAATTCCTATACCGTTCTCTTATGAACTGCTTATGATTTCCCATAAGATTAGACTATATCACTCTCCTAGTAGGAGACTCACCATTTCCCTATACTTATAGGTACTTCCCGAAGGAATAGTCGTTAGGCTTTTATATTCTAATAATTTATTTATATAGAATAATTTAGCACGGTAGGTTAGCATGTCTCTTTAAAGATTTAGCCTTCCCCGTATTAAGCGAGTTATTCGAAATGGATTACTCCATTAAGCCACAAGTTGTAGTTTATGGTTTAAATATTTACTAACTAAAGAAGGATCTATACCCTTAGATAACATACTATTAGATGCGGTTTTTCTGACGCAGTGAGACCTAAAGTCATCAATCCCTATAATAGTACCCATCTTTTTAATTCTTGCTTGTAAAGTTCCTTTAGACATTTTTTTATAAACTCCACCGTATCTACTAATAAATAAAGCGTCTATTTCTAAATTATCCATATGTTCTTTTCTATATTCTAACCACGTATGAATTAATTCCACTGTATTTTCATTTACAGATACGTCAATAATATAGCCTTCTTTTTCACGTATATCTCTAAAACAACATTCGTCTACATCATAGCTAGATAGTGTTAATCTATCAATTGCACCAATTCTATTAGCTGAATCCAACATAACGTTCCATAGAACTATATCTAATAAATCAAATTTATTGTCTGGATTTTCTATTAGTCCAGTTTGAATAGCTAATATTTGTTCATCATTTAAAAAATAATTACCTATAATATGTTCTTCTCTCGCCCCCTTCATGCGATCTAATTGACCTTGAAAGGGATGAAATTTAATTTCCTTTCTTTTAACGCTCCATAAAAAGAAACTAGATACTGCTGATATTTTAGTATTAATTATTTTCTTATTATTTTGAAGTGTATCTTGACAAAAAGACATGAACCCCTCCATAATATCAATAGCATTATCACTAAAATCTTCTGAATATAAATCAAGGTTTTCCCATTCCTCAGCAAGATAAACCAAAAATTGGTTGAAATAATTCTCGTAAACGAGATAAGTTGTTTCCTTAACATCCTTGTTCTTTATAATATTACTCTTTAGATATTTGTCATATTTTTTTCTGTTATCTTTATTTACTAAATCGTTTTTCTCCTTTGTGAAATAATGTATATGTACTCTTTTGCCCATATTAAATCAAGTCCTTTCTATTTTTAATTTGTTTTTTACAAACATAATTGTGTTCAAAATATAAATTATTTTCTTCCATAAAATTTTCTATAAATTTATATTCAGACGATTGTTTATCTAATCCATGAAAACAATTCATACTACAGAATATATCTTTTTTATAACATTTATCCAATATTTTACTCATATTAGTATATAAATCTGCAAACATATTTATTGATTTTGTAATTCTATATGTTTTAATTGTTTCAATTAAGTTATTGTATTTATCATAATTTGTATAATTATTTAATATTGTAATAGTTTTATTATTATATTGTATATTTAATTTATTACAAACCTCTTTTATACAATCTATCCTTAATATATTAGCTAAACTACTTATTACTGTTGTAGAATTCAACTGTTCTATTACATAGCTTTTAGGATATATTCCATTAGGTAATTCTTTTAAAAGTTTAATCAATTTAAATTGATTACCTTCTTCCCAAATATTTAAACCTTCCGTAGGCATATTTGTATCAATATTTATAATTTTAAAATAATCTATTAAAATATTATTTATCTTGTCCATATCCCAAAATGGTATTCTTATTAGTGGAATATTATTATCCTCACAATAAGAGTTCTTTGTTGCGTCATTATACTTTGTATCTGCAAATTGTTCTTCTCCATATATAGGTTCATAATGTTGAATCCCATCAAATTCAATCAGAAATATAACTTGTCCATTATTATCTTTTACGGCACAATCAAAAGGCAATCTTGCTTTATTTTTACAATCTTCATACGTATATTGTTGTTTAAATTCTATCCTATTAAACCTTAAAAATATTTCAATTATTTTTTCTCCTTTAGATGTTGACTCACATTTACATCTAGTTCCTCGTATAAAATCTATTGGTCTAATTGAATACATTTTTCCACATTTGTTATGTCTCATTAATATCGTTGTGTCTGTACTTATGTATTCACCTAGAACAGTATATTCTTCTTGATACATTTCATATACCTTTTCTTTAAACCACTGAGTATCTTTTGTAGCTCCAAATCCACAAAATTTACAACCTTTTCCTTGTAAAATATCTCCTGCTTGTCTATCATATACTCTACCGCAAGGGATATGTTTTACAGTAATATTTTCTTTACCACCTTTATATAGTGATAATAATTCAAACTCATTATTAAACAGTTTAGAAGTTCTATCACAAAACTCTTCATGACTTATAAATAATTTATCTGCACCTTTTCTGTGATTACAAATTGGACAGCCATTCTTTTTATTTACTATACTGTCAGGAGTTGTCATAAATTCATTACCACAATTTTCAATATTATGTTTTATCAGAACCTTATTCTTAGCTCCAGTATATTCACCTAAGCAAATGTATTCATCTTCATATAATTCTTTTAATTGAGTTTTAAAATAATCAGTATCTTTATTCATTACTTTATTATTACATTTAGGGCAATGACAACCATTATTTAAAAATCCATTTGCTTGTATACTCCAACTATATGCGTCTTCTTTACATTTAATTGTTATTTTCTTATCACACCCTTGATACTCAGTTAAAAATTCATACTTTTCATGACCTACAATATTTAATACTTCTTCTACAAATTGTTCATGTGTTCTTTTTTTCTTTCCCATAATATAAATTCCTTCTTTCTTATTTATAATTCATTTATTTTTAGACATAATAAAAGGCACTCTAATTCTCTTAGAAATGCCTAATCTACTTATTTATTTCATTATCATATTCTTTTAAATATTCTCTAAGTTCATTGCTATCTTTAAACAAAAATACTTTAAACTTAGTATTATCCTTATCATCTGCAAGTTTAATACAATCATATTTCTTACATAAAAAGTTCATCATTCTCAAAGTTTTACATACATATAATTGATTTTTATAGTCCATCAATTCCACTCTCCATTTAATTTATTTCTTTTTGCTAACTCTAAATTTATTACAATTCCATTTGTTATAAACTAACTCAACATGTTCATTTATTTTATTTTCCTTACTTTCTATGAATACAGAGCATCTTCCTTCTTTATAACTACTACATATTTTGCATTGAGTTTCGAAACATTCAAAGTCAGCCTTGTTATCAAATATTCCTACAGTATTAGTAGGAGTTAAAGTAATTTCAATTCTAGGATTGTTCTTATCTATGTATATCCTATTAGTTCTAGGCATACAATAAGTATCATCGAACCAAACTACTTCACATTCTGTAATTGTATCTTGTGTTAATTTTTTTAAGTTATCAGAATCTCTTCCTTTTTTATTCATATATACAACTTCATCAAGATAACAATATTCAAATTCTAATAACTTTTCCCAACCTTGTTTAATGACTTCTTGCTTTATGTATTCTCCATTTATACTTTTATAATCTTTTCCTTCTTTTTTTAAATAAGTTGATCCAAACTTATTTCTACCATAAATATGATTAATTGAACTTGGTAAAGGCAATGTCAACTTTAATACTTGTTTTTCTTCCATATATTTCTCCTTTCTAATTTCTATTTTTGTCATAATAAAAGAGCCTGTACAATTTCGTACAAACTCAAAGTAATAATATTTAATAGCAAATTATCCTCATAATATATCCCACTACACCCTCCTATTCACCTCATTTTAAAAATATATCCTCATGTTAATCCTTATAACATCCTTGTTTTCTAAATTGACGTTTCGCAAATAAGCATATAAGTCCTTATTGTATCCTCATTAAAATTATGGTATAATTCCCTTAAAAGGTGGGGTACAAATGCTAAATTTTAAATTTAAATTCAATTATTGTAAAAATTCAATCAGAAAATCTTTTAACACTACTTTGGACAAACAATTGATCGATGAACTTAAATACATAAAAGACAATACGGGAATACCAATATCTAAACTTATAGAAGTAGCTATGCAACCACATTTACAAAGCCAAGAAACATTCGATAATTTTATGGATATGGTTAGAAAATATTAAGTAGGAGAGTATTAAACTTTTCTACTTATTTTATACTGACTTTGACTATCTTTTACTATTAGTGATGAATTTGAACGTATTTTTATAACACAACTATAGGTATAATAGGTTTTTAAAATTTTAAATTAAATTTAAAACCCATATACGAATAACTAGTTTTATGATATAATAATTATTTAATACTAAATTGCACAAAATAAAGAGTAGGAAAGAGTTAACCCACGATGGCTCGTCTTACTCTTTATTTACAGTATTTACAAATGATTAAATATATGTTATAATAACAATGACTTAAGATATAAACCACAGTCTTAAGTCTCCATTTAAAAAGCAAGATTCAAGCCCTTGCTTTTTATTTTATAAAATTTTACACTTTACAAACACATTAATTTGTGTTAAACTAAAAGAGTAATAAAGATTGATTTTATTTAATCAACTTCTTTTATTATTTAGTTAATTTGTTTATATTTGTAGAAAATAGAGTAGTGATATCGACTACTCTATTTTATTTTTGAATAAAATGCTAGTTTTACAATGCCTTATTAATTTATTGAGCTTGAGTTTCTGTTTGTGGATAACATGTATCTAATAAAGCTAATAAAGAATCTGCTTCATCAGAAGTTAAATAATTTTTTAATAACCATGTTGCAATAACAGTTTCATAATAACTTCTATCATGTTTTGCATGATTAGTATTTATGTCATATTCTAAAACTTTTTTAAAACTTGCCATTTGTATCACCTCCTTTCACCTCCTATTAAGTAGTTGGTAATGTTGTTGTTATTACCATTTCTATTAATGAATTAACTAATTCAGTTTGATTATTAATAGTTTCTTTATTGTTTTTAATTTGTTCTTGATACCAATAATCCTTACCTTTTAAGAAAAAATCTCTAGTATCTATCAAACTATCTAAATTAATTTCTTCACCTATATTTTTATTAATAGTATCACTTTCAAGAATTATAAAATCTGAACCTCCATTAAATAAAGAACATATAGAATCTCCATTATCATTCGTTCCCTTAATTTCTTTACAACCTGAATCTATATATTCAACATTATTTATTTTGTTATTTATAATTTTTGATTGAGAAAAATATACATATCCAACCAATTAGACCACTTCCTATCTATATTAATTTATTATTTATATACTAGTAACTAAATTCACCTTAATTACTTTAGTAACTGCCGATTTATTCTTTACACCTATACTAGAAGAATTTATTCTCTTTACTCCGTACATGCTATAACTATCTGAGTAACTTCCGAAACTTGCAAATTCATTATGTGATTTATTAACATAAACCATTGTAATTGCAGATACTGAAGGTGTTTGAGCTAAATCAGAAGTTGAAAGTTGGAAAGCGAAATTTAAACTAATAGGAGTTATACCTAAACTACTTAAATCATTAGTTAAAGTATTTAAATTTATATTCGAAAAGTAAGTTTGTAAATCAGTATTTAAATTCGAACTTGTCCAACTTGTGGTTAAATCTCCAGTATATTTATACAAGATTCCACTAGACCTATATAACCAATTTATACCATTATCAAGTGATACTAAGCACTTACAAGTTGTATTGGCACTCGGCAATGTTACCGGTATAGTTAACGATGTTATTGTATCTATTGTTGTTAAACTAAAATTACTTGTTCCTGTTGTTTTTAAGTATGTTGGTATATTTGATGTTAAATATGGAATAGGGGATATCGAAGTTGGTGGTGAAAAACTTGTTATATTAGAAGCTTTACCCTTTTTTAATATAAATTCATCTATATTTCCATTTAAATATGCTAATCCACCAGAATCGGTGCTCCTACCAATATCTAAAGGAGAAGTTGATGCATATATAGTTTTTGTAATTGAATAAGTAGATATTAGTACTCCATTTACGAACATATATAAATTATTAGAATACCTTTCTATTGCTATATGATAATTTTCACCAACTGCCCATGTATAAGTTGCCGTATAATTTGTAACTGTGCTACCAGTACCATCAGTTGTTACAACAAAGCTTAGACCATTTGATGAAAATTGTATGATAAAAGAATATTTATTAGAATTCCAAATACCACACAATGTTCCTGTACTAGCTATTGAATTTAATGTCACATTAGCTTTTATTTCAAAATCTCTATTTCCTAAATTCCAATCTATTGAAGTTGGTAAACTTAAATAAGAACTAGTTCCATTAAATTTAGCACTTCCTGTTCCAAATTTTTTAATACTAGTATCTAAAGTAACACCATTATTTGTAACAGTATGTCCACAAACATCTGTAAAATTACTATCGTCCATATGCATTAATAATTTAGTATAAATATCTAATTCGGATTTATTATTTCCAACTAGTATTTTTCCACTATCTTGTAATGTATATTTACTACTATCTGAAAAATCAACATGTGTATCTGTAACAGAACTTCCTGCAATTTGTTCTTCTATACTTGGGACTATATTCTCACTTGCAATATGATTAAAAATAACTTCAGAGCCACTAGCTATTGTAACATTTTCTCCAGCCTTTGTGATTTGGCTAGAACCAACAATGCCAGCAATATTAACTGTTGCATTCTCATATTTTCCAGTACCTGAGTTGTAAAACAAACCTGTACCATTAGTTCTAGTTGTATCATCAACTAGAATATTATTTATAGAAGTTGCATTGCTTCCACTAGGTTTATTTTTAATAAAATCTGCTTTTGAATTATCAGTTTGATTCCAATCACTTTGAATTTGAGTTGAACTAATATTAATCCATGAAGTAGTTGTAGAATCGTACCATTTAAGTATTGGTTTAGTTTTATCTGTAATATCTATGAATAATTTATTTGTATCTGTTGGTGGTGTTGTACCTATTGAAATTTGACTGTCTGAACTACCACCTAATATATGCCAAGCTGACCCGTCATAATAGTTCATACTGTAATTTTGGGTGCTTAAAATGTATATTTTATGTGATTGAATGTTTGTGCTAGGAAGTGTATCAACTACTATAATATCGCTAATTTTTAATTTGCTACCATCTGATTTTATTATGTATTGATTTCCTTGTTCCGTAAAAAGGATTTTTCCGACTTGTGTTTGAGACGCTACCGAAGATTCATTTATAACACCTATATTAATATTTGGATTTGCCATTTAGCATCATCTCCTTTTTATTTAATTTGTTTTTCATATTACAAATTCTGAATAAGTCAACGTCGTTCCAATGTCTTTAATTACTGTTTCTATGGTTGACATATTTTTATCTATTTTTGCAATATCTTCTTGTGTGACTACTTGTCCATCTTTTTTATCTATTTTATCTAAAGTTATATCTGCCATTTTATTCTCACACCCTTTTTTATATTACGAATTCAGAATAAGCAGATAATCCAGAACCACCTGTAGCATTTAACGTTATATCATTACCATTTGTTGTTATAGTAATATTTGAACCAGCTTTTATATTACTAGAAGATAATTTGTTATTTAATAATGCATTTACATAGTCTTCAGTTGCAATTGCTTTCAATGTTGAATCTGTTCCTATTTTAGCTTTATCATCAGTTTCATCAAATATTAACAAATAATCGTCAGCATCGCCCCTATTAATTTTTATACCAGCCCTGCCAGAAGTAACTCCATACCCAACTTCATTTTTATTTAATTCTATTATATTATCTTCAATTTGAACCGTTGTAGCATTAGATATAAAACTTTCTCCATTCATTACTACATTTCCACGTACCGTTAAATTATCAACTGAAATACCACCAGTTACATTTGTAGAACCTTGAATATTTACATTTGGTGAGTTCAAATTAACTTGATTGGTTGCACTTAAATTCGCATTAGCACCTTGTCCTGTTGCTTGTACATTTATATTTGCATTCATTCCTGATGTTGATAATTCAACTCCACTCGCTGATATGACTTTTGTAGTTCCTACTCCTGTAGTTTTAACTGTTAAACTCTGATCTAAATCTGCTTTAACCATTATAGTATCTTGATTCGTTCCGATTACAGGCGTATCACCTATATATAAAGTGTTTGTGCTTAATTTTGCTTCGTTTACGTATATAGTACCAAACCTATTAGTTGGAGAACCAATATTTTGTATTCCATTAGTAATTGGAATTATATCTCCTTGGAATGTTGTTAAATCAATATCTGTTCCATCTTTATTTGCTTTTAAAGCTAACTCATTCCTTAATTTTGAAGCAGACCACCCATTTTGTGTACTGTCTATGGAATTATCATCAATACCAAAAGAATCTTCTTGATATTCTCCATCGTAAATCCACTGAGTTCCATCATAATAAAATTTAGTTTTTTTATTACTATGACTAGAATCTACATCTACTGTACACCAATTGCCAATATTTAAAGTTGTAACAATATCTCTTTCAGCTAAAGTAGGAAATAATCCAATATATTTTGAACCATTAGTCATTGCTTCTACCTTAGCCTTTTCTACGTCATTATAATTATTATCAGTATGAACATACCCAGCTATATCTTTTAGTTCATATTTTAAATCAGCATCTGCCGTTTTTATATATTCAGTTAAATCACTAGAACTGCTAGTTAAAATTGCTTCGCCATCTATTAAGACCTTTTCATTATTACCTAATGTTAATTTAGATAATATAGTTTCTTTTTCTTTTACTAACTGAACTTGTTTGTTTATTTCAAAGTTCTCCAATATTCATCATTCCTTTCTATCTTTATTTTTATAAGATAAAAGGACTCAAAATATTTCATCTGAATCCTCCTTCTAATCTTTGGTTTATGCAATTATTAAAATGAGTCATTTAATGGGTTTTTGTTTCTTTTAATTTGTTATGTAATATTTTATCATACTGTACGTTTCCACATATAACATACGACATATGGAGATAAATTATTATGTGCTTGTCCTAAGCCTATGGCACTTGTTTGTAAAGTAGTATAACTTGTACCTTTTGCCGTATCCTCAGCTACAACACCACCTTCTCGCCCAACTGTAGTGTTACTTGGATAATAATAACCATGAGTATGATTTGGAAGTTCTTCAATAGAAAGCGTATGTTTCGTAGTTCCACCAGTTTTACCAATGGCATTAAATTCAGTTTGTGTTCCATCTATACCAACCGGAACTCTACCAGCTCCATAAGCTACCCAAGTTCCTACGCCTAAATATGTATTTGGATTTGCACTATTTTCTGTCATTAATATATGCCCAACTGGATATATTGTATTAATTATTGTTTCAAGATATGTTTTAGTAACATCACCACCTACTAAATCCCAATTTGCAGATTCAAAAGTCATTGTACTTATATGTGTTGTCTTACATCTATATAAATTACTATTGTATATAACAAAACTTGAATTACTTATATATGATGTTAAACTAGACCAATTTTCAATTGTAATTCCACCAGAACTACCTACTTGGATAAATCCTGTGCCATTATAACATTTAATCGTATAATTTGTACTATTTGTTGTATCAATCCATATTGTATTTATAGTTGGAGAACTAGGTTGTGTACTTTGTGTATATATTTTATTTTGTTTATTGTTCAACAATTCAATAATCTTATCAATAGAATATGTATCAGTTAAATTTCCGGCAATACCAATATCATTAGTTTGAGTCTTACTATCAACTAATCCTTTTAAAATTTTTACTTGATTTGCACTAGATGGCTTATCTGTATCAGTATGAGTTAAATCATCAATTATATCAATTGTCTTTAAAATTCCTATCATATCTATATTGGCTTGGGGAAGTTGATTTTTTACTTCACTAGTCAAATCAACTTTATCAACACCGAAATCCCTTTGAGTAGCTGTAGATAAACCACAATAATATGGTAGATTAGTTGTAGTGTTAGTAGTAGAATGGCACATATATGTAGTTCCATTATTGCTATGTGTTTCATCTTTTGAAACATACATTAAATATATTTTTCCTGTTGTCAAGGTTGCATAATTAAAACTTAATAATTCACTATAAGAACTAAAAGTTTTAGTTGTATAAACCTGAATCCCACCATTTAGAAAGTTAGAGAATTTAGTCATAATATTCTCATTAAGACCACTAATATAATTCAATTCTGTTAAAGTTACCGTTTGCCCTTGTAAACTCTTCGCAACTATTTTATTTCCAGATATTTGTATGGTTGAATTATCTATTAAATCTCCAATATATTCTGCCGTTGTACTAGATGAAGTTAACTTAACCTTTTCATCATTAATAGTTTCATTAACTAAATTTCCAGTAGCACTATCATAAGATAACACCTGTTTATCACTAGGAGATGTTAAATTTATTGAGCCAACTATTGTTTTTTCGGAAGGTGTTAAGTATTTATTATTTGTCCCTTCTGATAAATCATCACTTGTAAATCCTGATAAGTCTGAAATTCCTGTATTCGTACCAGTATTTATTGTGCTAGTGTAATTTAGAACTGCCCTTCCATCGGTAGGTGAGATATTTGTTAATCTTACTCTGTCAATATCCAATGGTTTAAAGCCTATTGTTTCTTCTTCCCCTGAAGAATTATATATAACTCCTACAATATCAATGGTTTTTAATCCATGTGTTATTTCTAAAGTATATTTATCTAAATCAACTGCATCTTGAACCCAATCACTTGAAGTAAAAGAAATTGATTTATTAGGTTGTTGTGAGGCTGGTTTATTTATTAAATCATTATAATTTCCTGTAAATAATCCTTTTCCAGTTTCTTTTTGAACATAATTTGTTAAATCTAATTGCTTATCTAAAGATTGTCCATCAAATAATAATTTATTACTTCCATCTAAAGTAAATTTCTCTAAAATGGTATCTAAATTAGAATGTGTATGAGTTGGCAATGTTACATCTATATTCGTACCATTAGTAGTTGTAAATCTTAATCCATTTGATATTGGTACAATGCTTGATATTCCACTTGCAAGTGCTTTTAACTTTTTATTAAGTAAAGCATAAACAACTATTCCCTCCATTAATTATCACTCCTTTCTTTGCTATTTTTTATAATTCATACCATTCTTTTAATATCGAATCATAAACATACACAATATAATCTGGCTTTGCTACTAATGTACAAAAACTTCCATGAGGTATAGATAATGAGTCACTTTCTATTGGAAACTCATCTAATGAATGTGCTGTCCATTGCTTTACTGGGTAATTAATCAAGTGTCCTTGTTGATTTAAATCTAATGCCATTAATTATCAATCCTTTCTATTTTCAATTTTTAATAAATACATTTTTATCATAGTGGTAAATTAATTTTAAACTAAAGTCTTTAATTTATGTTAATATAGGTGTTATGCTTTTTGTCCTTTAACTTCCCATCTTATTCCATTTTTATATGACGCACCACTATAGTCACTGGCTATATTAAACCCTGTAGTAGCGATATTACCATAGTAGCAAGTATCTGAACCATTACTG